AGGGGCGGTCTCTCCCGAGACGGCGGCGTTTGCTGGCGCAAGGACCGCGCCGAGAGTGACAGGGGCGGTCTCTCCCGAGACCGCCGCGTTAACGGCAGTCATTTGAGCCGTGCGCAACATTGTCCCCGTCTCACCCGAAACGGCGGCGTTGGCCGCAGTCAAGACCGCGCCGAGGACAAGGGCGGCGGTCTCGCCAGAAACAGCCGCATTGGCAGCGGTAATGGTGTACGGCGTACTGCTTGTAAAGGCGGCGGTTTCACCCGAAACGGCGGCGTTGGCTGGCGCAAGGATCGCGCCGAGAACAAGCGACGAGGCCTCTCCCGAGACAGCGTCATTGCTGGCGATCATTTGAGCGGTGCGCAACGCTGTTCCGGTCTCACCCGAAACGGCGGCGTTGGCCGCAAATACCGTCTTACCAACCCCAACACTCGCCGTTTCTCCCGACACCGCCGCCATAGCGGCGGTAATAGTGTACGCCTGCGAGTTTTGAACAAGAACAGCGGTTGACCCAGATATCCCGGCAAATGTTACATTTGGATGAGCGCCATAAGAATACAGTACAGACGAACCAGAAACCGCCGCCATTAGCGCCGATATCGTGTAGTTATTAATGAAATCAATCGCGTATGGCTCGGTGACTGGCATGTAAACAGGCGGAGGATCAGGCGGAAGTATGATTTGCCGCAAAAAAACAGAAGGTTTGTCGGTGCAATCCTGACAGACTTGAAGCCATTTATTTTGAAGTTTTGTTCCAAGCCATTGGTGTTGCCAGTTGAGTTTGTATGAATTGTAGAGTGATCCACAGCGCTGACAGATCGCGAACGCACGAGGATCATACGGATCAACAAGGGCTTTACCGTGAGGGCGATAGGGCATAGTCCCTCACCTGAAATAGCCATAGAGACCGGGGACAACGTAAAGGTTTACGTCCTCTTGATCCTGGGCCGCCGCCGACCCCGCGCGCTTCTCGTAGAGCATTTCCAGGTCTTTCGGCAGCATTGGCCGCTTCTGATCTGGATAATTGATCGCCAATCGCGCCGCCAGACCTGTTGTAAACGCGTCAAGAAACCTATACGGCGCGTCCAAAGTCTGACCGTTCGCCGGGGCGATATCTTGCATTTGTCTGAACGTAGTCAGATTTAGCGTGTAGGTGTAGGCGGTATCCGGCGTGTAGTATATGTGAATGATTGGGACAGGTATAGCAAGGTTAACCCAATAGGAATTGGGGAAACCTTGCTGGCTTTTAATCGGGATCGCCGCATATTCAGTCGCAGACATAGGGGCCATAAGCCTATCGTTGGTCGTTCCGCCAACAGATATACTTATATAAGCCGCCGCTATCGCGATTGTTCTGTTCGTCAGCGAATAGGTATTAACGCCAGCAACCAACGGAATAGACTGAATTTCCAAAGACCACTGGTTCGGGTTCCTATTTGAGAAATCCACCATAAGCATGTTCGCCTGATAGGTGGCGTCTGCAATGTGTTCGACGGTCAACTCTGGCCGTCGAACACCGCACATGCTGAAAGCGGCCGAGAAAACTTCCCCGGCCGGTGGATTGTATGCATAGGTCCCCGACGTAGTCATTCAGGCCGCCTTAGACTACGACAACCGCAGACAGCGGGTGGAAGCTAAGTTCTGTCGCGGACACCGCGAAGCCTACCGGCTGAACATAGTTGGTCGGCGTCGCCGGGGGCGTTGTGGTGATCTTTCCAGCGGTTGCGGCGGACAGATAAAAGACTCCGCCAACCGGGGTCAACCCAGAAACGCCTGTGTTTTCACCAGCGAACTGAATAGTGACTGACCCTGGAAATGTTCCGCCTGCGATAGAAAATCCCTGTGCAAGCGTAGCCAAAGCGTCAGCCTTCGCCAGTTCGATAGTCCCCGTGCTAGTGACATAGCAAAGGTCCCCAGCCGCTATCGTTGTGCTTGCAATCGCGGCCGTTAGGACGCCGCCGCCGCTGATCATGGTTCCGTCGATCTGACCGGACCCGTTCAAAGCAACAAGCTTGCCCGCGTCGCCAGCGCCCGCAGAGGTGTCAACACTGGAGACCTGGGTCAGGACGCCAGTAACAAGATTAATATACTTACCCGCAGCCATAGTTATTCTCCTTACAAATAGATAGGTGTCTTAATGTCGAAATCGGAAAGGTGGTCGTTAATTGCGTTCCCGATCTGAAGGTGGACACCGGAAGTTGCTGGGGTATGCGTGACAACCCCAGCCAAACCAAGGAAAAGTAACCCGCCGCTAAACCCGGTATATCCTTGGAACACGCCAGAACGAAGTATCTGAACAGTCTGCCCAGTCGTTGCAGCGTGTGTAGAAACGCCTAAAACCTGCTCAACGGTTGACGTTGTTGCAGAAGACGCCAGGCGACACGTAACACCGTCTACGTCGTATACGACGTTAAATGGGTCTATAGCCTCGCCAGCCAGTCTATACTCGCCGCTGACGATTGGCGTTGGTTGGGTCCCGGCTGGACCAGCGGCATAAATGACGCCGGTCGGCTGGCCGTTGGCGTCAACGAGCTCGATAAAGCCGCCGCGAACGGTCAGGCCTGCGCCCGCCGCAAATTCAGCCGCAGTCATACGGTGGACTGGTGAATAACCGACTCTCATATCAGCCCCCTATTATTCCAAAACCATTTCAACGTCTTGGAGTTTGTCCCCGCCATTCCAAGTAATGTAGAGGGCTTCACCAGCATTGATCGTGAGTTGTGGTGTGAAAATCAGTCTTTGAAGCGCGGTTGTGCTGCTCGTATACGTCGCAGACGGGAACACAACCATGGACCCCGCGTGAGATATTCCCCCAAAGAACTGAACGGTCGTGTCTGAAATTGCTGGGACGGTCGCGGTGAAGGTCAGCGCGCTGTAAATCCCTTGCGCCAGGTGCATGACGCCCCCCGCATTATCCAGGGATCGGCCGCGCGCCCGCGCCAACGGCGGCTGGGTCGGGCCGACATTGAGAACCGTTACGATCCGGCTGCGCATATGCGCGCCGGTTATGGTTGTGGTCGGCCCTGGGTCCGTGGGGATCGTCAGGGGCATGAGGTCCCAATCGGCCGGGAGTTGCCACCGGAGGTGGTAAAGCACGGGTGGGTTCACGCCCAACGTCGCGGGGCCATTCTTCATCCAATCGCTGGGATCAACGACGTTCTGAAACGGCTTCCAAATCCCAGACGTTGAGTAATATTCCAGGACATATGTGTAATAGTTCGCCGATTTCTGGTGAACTTCAATATCCATGCCCGGCGCCGGCGCTGAGAATGAAAATATCATTTCAGAGCCAGGGTAATAAACAACGTTAGGAAACGACGCAAACGTCCCGTTTGACATAGGGGCGTTGAAAATAGCCGTAACGTTTACATGATCGTTTGTGTTACCCAACAGGTATGTCATAGACATTTTTGGAGAAACTGTTGACGACACATAGCCGTTCGGCGATATGCAGATCCACTGCGCCGGGGCGATCAGACCAGGTACAGGGGTCCAGACGGCGCGGGGGAGGGCAGGGGACGGAACTGGCCCCGGCGCAAAATCAACAGTGACGGTCCCCGTATTTCGGAAACCGTTGCTTGTATCCCCGGAGACAACCAGCGTTCGATTTGGCGTCAGACCGTCAGTCGAATCTCGGATAAGCAATTGATCAAGAGCGCCTGGGAAAGAACTGACCCAGGCCGCGCCCGTATCTATCGTGAACCGCGCCTGGGTTACGGGCTCGGCGGACGATACATAAAGACAATCGCCAATGCTGAAAGTGGCGTTTGATCCCCACGGAAGAAACGAATTCGGGACGCCCGAAATCGCTTCGACATGATAATCCGTAAAGTCAACGCTTCCGCCCGCAAGGTCTAGATTGAACGCCCCAATTGTCTCGGGGCCTTCAATGCTCGTGTACACCGCCGTAGACGGCGTGTTATCTCCAACATATCCGCGCATAAAACCGTCAGAAACAATACCAGCGTGCTCGGAGATTTCGGCAGTTCGTATGGTAAACAAGGTTGTCTCCTATAGAAACACACCATTAAATCGACGGTGACGCGTGCTGAACAATGGTCAATATTGCTGAACCTGTCCCTGAATTAAGAACAAGTTTGACGAATAGAGGGGCGTAAGCGAAGCCGCTCATAGCTGTAGTCGCCACGCCAACGACGCCAGTGTCAGCGCTATTTGACCAAGTCATTCCGCTTAAACCAACAACGGTCCCGTTACCCAACGGTCTATTTGGGTTATCCATGGACTGTTGAACGGTATAGTTGACTGTTCCGCTTACAACGACTTGCAGCGCGCACGGCGCGAAGCCCCATGGGTCCAGACTGATCGGGCGGCTGTCGGCGACGCCGTTAGTTCCAACCGTGACGGCGCCAGCGGTCGCCGCCGAAGTCGCGATCCGGGTGATTGTCGCGAACGACACGCCGAAGTCGGCGGCCCCGATAGCCGCGCCCGCGACGCTCGCCACAAGGGCCTCGCCGCTATTATCCGTGCCATAAGCCGTGAAAGTAACCGTGCTGTCGTTACCGGCTGAAGTGACAATGACGCGACGTGGCCGGTCCAGAGTGGCCACGCCGCCCACCACAAGAGCGCCGTTCAACGTAAGGTTTCCGGCAGCAAGCGGCGTCTGCGACAGAGCGATATTATTCGCAACCGCCGCTGCTAAAGGCCCAACCGTAACACGTATTGCGCGGCTCACTTGTGAAGACCTTTCAAAGTCTTTGCGAGATTGGCTCGGCGGCGCATGGTCGGATTATCCGAATGTGCAGCCTTCGCCAACTTTTTCGCCGGTATCTTCTCGCCGACCGGGACTTTCAGCGCGCGGTGGAGGGCGCCGGGGTGCTTTATCGCCCCGGCGATCCAATTGCCGCCGCCATCCGCCCGGTTAATGGCAGGACCCGCCATGTTTGTGCCTAAGAGACCTCCCGGCGCTGGAATACGGGCTTGTGTCCGCTCCACCGCCTGTGGCTCGGCCCCCGCACTTGCGGTCCAGGCGCTTTTTCCCTTTCACGCCGCCAATCTTGCCGATTGATTTCTCTTTCTCGGCTTCCTTGACGACAAACGGGTTTCCGTCAGCCTTTTCGGGCTTTTCGTGGCTCAAGCCGCCGCCGTCCGCTTTCTTGACGTGGCCGCCATGCTTTTTGTGCTGGGCGAAATGGTGTTTGCGACGCCCGCCCTCGGATTCGTTCTTCTCGTGCTCTTGCGCCATTTGACGCCTCCTTAAGCTGGCGTTACGCCAAACATTCCGCTCACCAGAGCGGCGTTGGTGGTGACGGCCATACCGGCGACCGGAATCGTCACAAAGACGACAAGCCGGATCGTTCCGTTTGACGCGGGGGAAGCCGCGAACGTGCCGCGCACGTCGCCGGTTGCGCTTGTCGCCGGGGTTGTGGCGTCGGCCGGAAGAATTGTGCCGGTCGCCTGAATAGCTCCATTCCAATACACAGTGACGTAAGGGAAGGAAGCAACCCGGACAGGGAAGCCAAAAAGGTCGGCCGTTCCAACAGTCGCATTGACGCCTGGGGAAGCATTCGGAGTAACCGAAGCGATCCATTTCCAGGTTTTCTTGCCAACAACTGTCAATCCAGCGCCAGGGCCGGTTATAGCCTCCGTCTGCGGATAACCATAACTATCGTAACCTGAGACTGTAAACGTCACAGCGGCAAGCGTTGTAGTGACGGATGTAATGGATACGCCACGACTGTAAGTCGTCGCCGGGTCCCAAATGTCAGCGTAAGACGACGAACCAGCCGATAGGCCAACAGGCCGGGGGCCGATCCGAAGGGCAGTCGTTAGAGCGCCCGTTACGGCGTTACGAACTGGGTCGGCCACGGTGATATCGCCCGCCGTGACGCTGGCGAGCGTCATAGCGGTTCCTGTCACCACGAGCTGAGACGCCGCGATAGTCGCGGCGCCCAAAGCCAAGGGGGCCGCGTCAATCGCGATAATGTCGGCGCTCTGAAAACCGAGCACAGTAGGCGAGTCCGGCGACTGGCCGGGGTAATATGTATACGCGGCGCGGGGATCAAGAATCCCCGATCCCGCGTAGAACAGCGAAGGCCCCGCGTCTGGGTTAAGCTGTCCCCCGCGCGCGGGCGTTCCGGGCGGGGTCGCTTCGTTCCCAAAAACAATAATGGGTCCGGCTGTAGCGCTTACAGTCATTGTGCTAGCCCCCCATTAAGACGTTGGCAACGATCCATACAAACAACGGGGGTCGTTGTAGAAAAAGCCAGCGCGCTGATATCCTTTGACCAACAGGTTGTCGGTCATGAAGTCAACGTGCATATCCAACTCGAACGGGATACGATCGATATGGATTAGACCTTCTACGTCTGTCTTCAAGAACCACGCGTAGTTCGACGTAAAGTAGTCGAACACTTCGTATTCCCGAATACCACCCGAGGTATGGTGAATAGCGTTAATGTCGTTGTCCATGGTCCCCGGCCGAAGGTCCGTCTTTGTTAGGCGGATCGCAACGTCTTCCAGGTTGATCGGGACAAGCAACAGTTTTGCTCGCGCTCTAATCTTCAAACCAGCTTCATTCACGAAACCGGAGCGAACCGCCTTCATGCCGCTGATCAGCGTGGCTTCGTTCAGGTCCACGTCCACAGCGGGGCGATTGGACCAGGTTCCGCCGACAAACGGGGAGGTTTCAGTCAACGGGTGAACGTTGCTGAGAAGACCGACGCCGTCGCCGCCGAGAGAAGCCTGATATGTTCCCGCAGTGTTGAAGATATTAGCAGCAATAATCTCCCAATAATCCGCGAACGACTTGGCCAAACCAAGGTTCATTGGATTAAAGTCAGACTTATACAAGTTATCGTCTATGGCTTTGCGAGTAATCGCGTATCCAAGACCTGTCTCTTGTGGCTCCATGTTGTATATCCAGCGTTCGCCAGCGTTGTTATCAAACAACGTTTGCGCGCCTTCATCCTTCATGGCGGCCAAAGACATATAACGAGCCTGCACTGTTCGTTCGATTTGCATTTTCGAATGAATAGTGCGGAACACTCTTTTCCACTGAGGCTCTATCTGACGATATTGCCCAGTAATCGCAGCGAGACCTGGCAGAAGAAGGTCACGTTCTGCGGCTAAATTAATTGCCATAGCGCGCTACCTCCTATTACAAGCCGGTCATTTGCGCAGTATTAGGAGTCACTACCCCGATATTATACGGAGTTGTGTTGTCCGTTCCTGGCGTACCCGCTGGGAAATAATCAGAAAGAAGTCCGACGACGCGGAAAGGCAGCGTCGCGGCGGTGGTGGGGACGCCGAGCGTCGCGCCGGAAAGGCCGTAAGCCCCTTTGATCGACCCCGTTCCCAGAACAATGTCCGCGTTCTTTCCCACGTCGCTAAAGGCTATAGCGGTCGTGGCGCTGTTCGCCTGAACGGCAAAGAGAGGATTCGGGAAGTTGTCGCAGGGGATGTAGTAAATCGTCGCGTCTGAGGCCAAGTCAGTCGTCGGCAAAAACTGCTGAACGACGGTTCGGCCAAAGGCTGTTGAAAGGTATTTCGCTCCCCAAAAGATACCGACAAGGTAACTGGCTGGCTGGCCGTTTACCCAATAGTCAAGATATCCAGAACTGAGACGAATAAGCGGGTCGCCACGATAAATGGCATGGCCCAATGCTTGAGCGGTCTTGCCGGTCCCAAGCTGCATAGTAGGCTGCGCCGCGCCATATATACCCAGTGGACGCAACCCGAACGGTGCGTTCGTGTTTGCCATAATAAATCCGTTGGATTGTTTGACTGGATCGGCTCTCGACGCACCCCGGCGCGGGGGCGGAACTGCTCAATCTCAGGTAAGGCGGTCTTTATTCTCCCAGCTCGGGAGAAACCGCAAATATCAGGGGCGCGGCGTTATGCTGCGCCCACTGAAACAGTTGATCACAACTCGTCTGCGGATGCAATATCGTGTTGTGGATATGAAAAATCAGGGGCCTGTTCGACCGTTGATCTGATCCGGTTCAAGTTCTCGCTAAACCTGCCCTCGGGATCAAAAACACGCTTTCTGCGCTCGTCTACGCCCCAGTCGCGTTTTCGACTGTTGACCTGCTCGCGAGACGCCATTTCTTGTTCACGACGCGCCATGCGAGTCAGTCCAGCGGGGCGTTCCATGAGCATCATTCCCTGGTGAACAATCGGTTCGTCTTCCGATCCACCATACCTTCCAGGAATTCTAGAGCTTTTAACGGGCGCCCAACCGTCGTTGTACAGGTCGTTTATATACGCGTCCATGTCCATATTCAGAACGCGATATGACTTCCACTCGGCTGTATAGTCGTCGGCGCGCTCGGCGATCATGAATTCTTCGGGAAGCTCGAACGGGTCCAGGGATCGCTGGGCGCGCCTGGTGACGATATTTCCCTGTCGATCATAGACCGCGTCGTCGCCCTCGGCGCGGGCCGTGGCTCGCGCGCCAGGCCGTTCATATTTTATCGGGCGCTTGGCGAGTTGAGCCAGGCGCTTATCCTGGTCCTCTTGTTTCGCCGCAATTCCTTTGACGAACGCGAGCAGCTCGGCGATCTGCGGATCGGCGGCGGGCGCGGGATCGGGGGCAGGGGGCCTCAGCTTGAACTCGGCGTCGCCGAACGGCAGCTCTAGCTGCTCGGGCTCGTCGTAGACGGGCTCAAACGGCGCGGGGCCTGAATCGGGATCGGGGGCCGCGTATTTCGCGGCGATAGCTTCTCGCCGGTCCCGGCGATCCTTTATAATGTCATTGGCGGTCCAACCGGGGCCTTTAGGCGGCCGACCTGGCTTGCGGGGTTCGGTCATTTGTATCTATCCTTTGACCATTGCAAGTGGGAATTTCCCGTATTGATTTCAGCGACCCCAGCCGCGTAGACCTTCCACGCCTCGGCGGCGGGCAAGTCTGGCCTAAGTGATTCTGCGTACTCCCGTTGTTTGACCGAGAGGCGCACCTGGGTTTTGGTGGAGGGCGGGGACCCAAACGTGGTCCGCGACGCTGGCGCAGCCGGGGCGCCGTTCTTTGGCTTCGCCAGGGGCGGGGTCCTGCTGTCCACGTTTTTGTATCCCATTTGGCCGTCAATAAAGTCAAAATACTCAGGTGAGTCTGGTATCGTTCCTTTAGCGACAGCAAGGTTATGAGCCGCTTGCGCCAGGGCGCTTTTCTGAGGATTTAGAAAAACGTCGTCGTAATGGGCGCGCAACCACCGCTGAGTTTCTGGGCTTCTTTGCGATATATACTGCTCTATCCCGTCGTTGTTTGATCTTTGGGTCTTAGGAGCAGCTTCAAATTCGGACTTTTTATTATTCAAGTCCGTAAGGTAGGCGTTGTTCTGCGCCAACTCGGCGTTCGCGCGTCCGTAGGCGTCCCAATCGTTGCGGCGAGCTGCATCCGCAATAGCCGCCGTCGCGTTCTGGATATTCTGCCGGGTGACGATCAGCGCGTTTTCCAGGGCAACGTCGGTAGCGTTGCGAGCGGTGTCGGCGTTGACTTGGGCGCGGTTCTCAGCGTCTCGGGCGCGGGCCTCGGCCTCGGCCCGCTGGCGCTTTTCCTGCTCCAGCTCGACCTTGTGGGCTTCGTGTTGGGCCTTAAGGACCGTCAACGGATCGTCTTCGTGGTCCCCGTCCCCCTGATCCTGGTCCCTATCCTGGTCCCCGGTCCCTTCGTCCCGGTCCCCGGCCCCTTGCTCTAAGTTGTCATTTCCGTCGTTCTCGTCGTCTACAATGATTTCGATATCTTCTGTAGGCGTTTTGTTCGCCACGGCGTCAAGTTGATCCGCAGCCTTCTCGGGTTTCCTCCGGGACATAGCGGCCTCTTAAATAATGTCTTCTGGTTTTTCGAGAATGAATTCGGCCTGGGTGTCGGCCGCCAGGCGGCAAGCGACGCCGCGCAGCCCAAAAAGCCGGGTGTCACTGGGGAAATGCTGGACCCAGTCGCCGACCTTTGGAGTGAATTCAGAGACCCGGCATTTGTATTCGTGCGCGATTCGAGCGTGGCGGACATAAGTTTGCCCGTTCACCGCGCTATCGGATGCAGGTGTTTCCGAAAGTTCACTGAGGTAATCTATCGCCCTTTGCTCATAATCATAGGGCTGGACCCAACTGTAAGCTCCCTTAAAGCGGAAAGCGTCGGGGCCAGCTTTGAGTATAAGCCCAACTTTGCTCTGAAATATATCTTCCTTGAGCGTCTGATCGGGCTTAATGATCCCGCCCCGCGACGTTTCACGGCTGATATACACGGCCATAATGAACTTAGCGCCGGTCAGCTTGATATGATCAAGGGAGTCTCCAATAACTTCCCAGATCGCTTTCTTCTGATCGTCCGCAGCCGCAAGGGCGCGGATGACGTCGGCCTTAAAAAAGGACGCCGTCGAAAAGTAGTCACTCATTTTCTGGACCCAGTTTCTCTAAAACCGCGCCCACGATCTGTATCGCCTCTTCCAGACCGCCGACGCGGCCGACTTGCTGATTATAAATATCGTATGAGACGCCAACGGCCAGTTGATCGATAAGCTCTGTACGGCGAGACGCCAAAGCTTTAACAATCTCCCTAGCAACGCGGGCGTCCCAATACGATACCTGCATTATTTCTTATTCCACGGTTTGAATTCTTTTAAGAATTCGATTGAAGGAAACTCCCCGGAGAAAACAAAACCACGGTCGTTTACATAGATTATGGATGGAAGAACTTCTGTCGGCCATTCCAATTCCGTGTATACGCGGTTCGCGGTCGCCGTGTCGTCGCCGTAATGGTCGATAATCCAGCTATAAAGAGCCTGTCTCATGGCGGCTATGCCGCCGAATTGGTGGGACCGGCTTGAATAGACGGATACGTAATACCCGGCGTCTTGGTATTCTTTGATAGCGTCGATAGCGCCGGGCACAACTCCGTCGCTAACAACGTCTGCGCCCGACCACGGCGACGTGTAGGCGTGAATGACTCCGTCAAAATCTAGGGTTATTCGTCTCACTTCTCGGCCTTTTCATTAAATTAACGGTGCTTTGCGCGACCGCCATGTTTGCGCGGTGGTAGAACCGGCGCGCCGCCGATCCCGCCAGGAGGCGGGCCGCCCGCGCCCATTGGGGGCATTGGCCCCCGACCGGCCATAGCAGGCGGGGGCATGGGCATAGGACCGGCCCCGCCGCCTGGGGGGATCATGGGCATGGGGCCAGCCGCGCCAGGTCCGGTGTCTCCACCGGGACGGCCTACCATGATATTGACATGGGTCCCGCTTTTCCCCTTATGAGCGCGGCCCCCCGAGGCGCGCTTCAACGCGTCGGGCTTGACCAGGCTATGCACAAGGGCGGTGTCGGCGCGTTCGTCGGCCGCCGAGTGTCCTTTATGGGGATGTTGGGCGCCGCCCGAGGCGAAACCGGAATGTTGCGTGGTGCTCTGCAATCCAAGGTGGGCGTGACGGGCCTTATGCACCTTATGAGCATGCGCCTTGATTTCCTTCATTTCCTTCTCTCCTTGGGTGGGCGGCCGACGCCATGCTCGTGTCGGATCGCTTTCATATCCGCGCCGGTCCATTTCCCCGAGTAGAGCGCGGGGGCGGCGAGGAATCGCCGGGGCTGAGCGCGAAGGGTCTTTCCATGACGGACGCGGATCGGATGACGATCCGTGTGGTGATCATACATTATCCGTTCTTCCGAACTTCCCCGGCCGAGTCCCATGTCAGACCCCTGCTTTCAGATCGCCAAGGCCCATATACTCGACGGTCACTTCGCCTTCCGCTCGGTCCTCGATCCCAGCCAGAAATTGAACGGCTTCCGCCAGATCGGCGCCGCCGTCAATCCAGCGGATATCGCCGACGTTTTCGGGGGTGATTGTGGGTTCAGAGTAGGGCGCGCCCGGTATAATCGGCTCGGGGCGCATGCCCTCCAACACGCCGTAAGCGAGCATGGGGAAGGCCTCGTTGAACGCGTTAGCTCGCGCCAACTGGCGGCCAAGTTCGTCGTTAAAGTTCTTTGGGTTAATGCACATAGACTTTCCTATGGCGTAAGCCCCATTTTTGAACTTAAGGCAACAAATAGTAACCGGCGTATTCGGGAAATTGAAATACATTTCTGTATCAATTTCGTCCTGAATATCGTTTGTTGTTATAAACGGCGGTTCCAAATCGTGCTCTACGCCTTCGATAACTACTTTTGTCATGTAATGTTTCCTGGTTGTCCGGTCTCGGCCTGGAGAATCGCGCCAGCGTCGGGGTGAACCGCGAGACGTTCCGCAATCCTCATTTGCTCAATTTCGCGCTGCGACGCGAGCCGCGCCTGTGTTTCGCGTTCGCGCGTCTGAATATCAAGCAACTTTGTTTGATTCGTCATTGCAACCGTCTTGGCTTTGATTTCCTCAGGATTCGGCTGCTGTTGACCGGGTTGTTGCTGCATGAATAGGTCGTCTACGTCGTCTATCTGCATCATGGTCAATATACGACGGACAACTTTTACCGGGTCGAAAACGCCAGGCGGCGTCTGTTGGGCTATGGTTCCAAGCGCTACGGCTTTCATAAGCCTATGGACATGGGACGGCGTATTCGGATCGGCGCGCGGAACTATCGTGTAGTTTTGAAGCGCTCTAATAACGAGTTCTTGCGTCCAGTTCGGATCGTCTGGGTCGTATTGAAGCAAAACCTCAGGACGACGGCGTAAGAGCCTGAGAAGTAAGCCAAACTCCACCGCTTGAGCTGCATGAAGACGGCGGTGGACGGCGTTCAAAATCTTTCCCGCCTGCTCGATAGCGGCGAGCATGGTCCCCACTGGCACGTCGGTTTTGCCGTCAGCGGTGGGCAGCTCCGCCGTTCCGCCGAGCTTCTGACCAGCGGCGGCGATATTGTCCACGAGCTGCATAAGCGCCGGGTCGGGACCTTTGTAGGGCAAAGGCATGATCGCGTCGGCGAGTTTGACGCCTCCGGGAACGTCAACCGGGGACCCCGAGCCTGGCGCTATGCGGAAAGTGTTGTTGGCCTGCTTCGCCCCGTTCTTGGCGTAAAGGAAGCCGGGGAAGTTGGCGAACATTCCCGCGTCCAAGAGCAGACGCCAAGCGCCAGTCACAGCGACCGTCGCATTTCCAAGGATTTGCAGGAGTCCGGTGCAGTAAAATCCGAACGTCGGCGCGAAACCGAACGGGACAAATATCTGCTTCCGGTTGAAATCTTCGTCGCCTTCCTCCCAATCCCGGCGAATTTCCAGGATTTCCCGAGACGTTAGATCAATCGTTACGCGGTAGGGGAGGGGGAGGCCGGTCGGCTTGCCGTCGCGGTGGTGCTCAAATCCCATGAGGTCTATGAACGTATAGCACTCGTAGATAGTGCGGTCCTGGTCCTCTGGGCGGGTAACATTTAGATTTATTCCTTCCATCCTGGCTTTAGCGGCCTCGTAGGCGCTAATATTCGCGTCAGGAGCCGCAACGTCTACGTCACGATACGCGTCAACAAGTTGCATACGCTTGAAAGTAACTTGATTCATTTTGATAATATGCGTTACGCGCATGGCGGTTTGCATATCAACAGTCGTGTTGTTGACGACAAGGTCCTCGGCGTCCACCATTTCGCTGACGGGGCGGCGGCGGAGGGGGCAGTCGTAGACCTTTTTAAACGATTGCCCAGAATACCCCGTCATAAAGAGCAGCCGGTCGGTGTCTGGCACATATTCTGTAGCTTTTACAGTCAGATACCAGTCCAAAGCCTTTTCAAGCTTTTCCCCGAGCATGTCCTTATACGCCGTCTGGGCGCCGTAGGTCATAACCTTGGCTTTGCCCTCCGTGGGCAAGAACTCGCCGGATGCATTGGCCTGAAAGTGGAAGCAGGCCTCGGCGAGGAGGGGATGGCGAACGGTGGACATACCTTCAAGGGGAGCCGATCCCGCCGCGTCGGTTCGGGGGTTTTCGATCTTCAGGCCGAGCAGCGCGATCCCGTTCGCCCGCGTTTGCAGCCATTCCGCCGAGCTGCGCCGATCTTCCTCGACGCCCTCTATCAGATCGCTGGCGAGCCGCCCCAGCTCGCCGTCGTCCACGAAGTCAGCCAGGTTGGCGTCGTGGTCCTCGGCGGAGGCTTCGGAGTTTGATTTTTTGGGGTTGAACTCGATTACAACCGAGCCGTCGCCTTCCTCGAAAATAACTGACCCGTCGTCCGTCTTCTGGACGTTCCCCGCCTGTTGGCGGGCCGGGTTGAAGTAGTTTGAGAAGTCAAACGCCGCGTCTGTCACGAAAGCGATCCCTTACATGGGGTAAAGCGGGACGTGATCTTTCGGAACTCCCGTAGGAACTACGTTAGCCGCTTTAAGCTCTGCCTTCGTCTCAAGCATTCTCCGGTTGCGTAACCACCATAACCCCTGTGTCATGGCGTCTAGCAAGTCGTCATATCTCGATTTCGGGAACGCCGCCATTTCGTCTTGGACCATTTCGGACCATTTACGATCTGGCCTGTACACCATTCCCGCCGCGAAAATATGTTGCACACGATTTGCGCGGACTGACTTGTCGGATTTACCCGGATTAACGAGTTCGATACCGAAATCTCGTTCAAACAGGAGTCTTTCCATTTCTTGGGCAATGGAAATCCCCGACGCTTTCGCCTCGATTAATAGTCTATCAACCTTGAACCTTTTGCAAGAGTGAGCAATCCATTCGCATACGCCCCAGCTTTCTTTCTGCCTGATTTCGTATGCTTCGGGCGGCTCGCCGAGTTCGCGGCGGGTTTCAGGACCGTGGAGGAGCAACCACTTGCGCCAGGCCGCGACCAGGAACACGCGCGGGGTTCCGTCGTCTTTATAGTTTAACCCTAGTATAACGAATCCGCATGGGTCGTTTTCGTCGCGATCCGTGTATGCCGGATCGCAAGAAGCGATAATAAAGTCAAAAGTCGGGTATTTACCGTCCTTGGGGTCCCAAATGTTCCACCACTCTTCACGGAATATACCGCCGCCACGAGGCGCTGGCCGCTGTTGATACTGAGCCGCGAAAGCAAAGTCGCCCATTGCTTTCGCCTCTTCGACGGCCTGGGGCGGCATGCGTTCGGGCCAGTAGTTCTCGCCGTCGATCTGGCGCGGGTCTTCCCAGCCTATGCTCGTAACGCAGTGACGGCCTTCCTCGTACAGAAGGGGGATCATCAGGTGGTCGTAGGGCAGCTCCCGGTCGATTATCGACCCCGAGACGTCGTCGGTATGGACGCGCTGCATGATGACGATAATCGCGGATTGAGTCATGTGATTTAGACGGTTGGCCATGGCCTCGCGGAACCAGCGCACCGTTTCTTCGCGGATCGTCTGGCTCTCGCCTTCCTTAATGTTGTGGGGATCGTCGCAAAGGACCCGGTCGGCTCGCTCGCCGGTGCCGGTTCCGCGCACGGAGCTTGCGAATTTCCAACCGTGTTTGTCGTTGGATACTTTCGTTACGCCCTTCGACCGCAGTTTGAATTTGTGCCCCCACATGGCTTGGAAGTCCGGGGACTCGATCAAATCCATAAACCGCTGGTTATCGCGCTCGGTCAGAAGGGAGGAGTACGAGAAGGAAATATAGCGGGTTCCTGGACGGTCGAACGCCGACCATTCCCATGCTGGCCAGAAAACGTTGGTAAGCAACGATTTCATTGAACCGGGGGGAACATTAATAAGAAGACGCGTTATATCACCGCGACTCACCGCTTCCAAGTGTTCGCACATGGCTTCTAAGACCCAACCGTCTACAAATTCGCGGTTTGGTTCTAGGACATGCCAGAAGTACCGAACGAAATGGAGGAGACCCCCCGATCCCTGTTGTAACTCGCGTTCCCTTCGGAGTTGAAGGTGAAGCATGGCTGTCGCCATAACTTCGAGAGTTTTCCGTGTGGAATTAAGCGTATTGAGAACTCGGGAGACGTCATAAGAAGTATCGACTTTTTTGACGTTAGTCCTCGTCCTCATAGCCAATAATTTCAGGAACTGGTTGCTCGATTAACGGCAACTCACGAACCGAATTGAGTTCTATTGTTTTATACCCTTCCAACTTTGATCTTAACTTGTCAATAAAGTCAATAAGCTCGTCATCCCGCATTCTCTCGACGGAGTCAACGATAGTGACCTCCGTGCGTTTCGTGACCAGGCCATGCATAGCGCCAAGCGCCATGGTCGCCTGAACCGCTGCGCGCGGGTCCAGCTTGGCTTTGT